AATGGAATTGGTTCACCACCTAATGGGTCATTAATTTTTCTATGATAATCAGTTGAACCGACAACTGTTTCTTGAAGATTTAACGATAACTTAATAGTATTATTCGTGGTAGGTGTTGTTCTAAGTCTGAATAACCCGATAGATAACGTATCATCGAATTGGTTCGATGAGATATCAAAATCAGTTAAGTTTTCCATTTGTTCTGATATACTACCATCAGAATAACCGAATGTATTAGTATTATTATCAGATTTAGATGAAAGTAAATTTTCAAGTCTAGTTGACGGTAAATCAATAAAACTTTCAACTGATAAATTGTTTTCAGTACCGCTATTAGCTTCGGTAAGTGTTTTAATATTGAGAATACCGTCAAAATCTGTCGCAGGGTTTAAATTAGTATTGTCAATTGCTCCTAAATAAAAACCTTGGAAAGATTGGTCAATAGTGGTCTGTGCTTTATTAATAACAAGTATAGCTGCTTTACCTAAATCCGCCAATGTGCTGAAATTATCTGCTGTCTCATCTAACCATTCGAAACCATTTCTCTGTTGAATTCTAAAATATGTTTCTTGACTTATTGTGTAGTGTTTTGGTTCACCAATTAATACTGTTCGTGTACTTGATAACGCACCACTATTACTAAAAGTATTAAGTTGTGTTACGGACGATGCACTATCATCAATTGAAACTGCAGATGCAGGGTACGCTAAAACACTATAATTATTACCAAATCCTATACCTCTATCTGTACCATAAGGCATTCTATAAACGAAAACATTTGCAGGGCTGTTAAATAACGCTCTAGCTGTATTTGATAAGTATAATTCTGCAGGAACTGTAGGATCACCGTAAATATCAACAAATTCACTTTGTGAAGTTACTTGAATTACCTCATCAGTAGGTCCTCTATCACTGAATCCAGTTATTAATACGTTAGTACCAGCTGGTACTACAGGTCTTATAGATTGATCGATTTCTCTAATTTCTACACCGGGAGATTGTATTGTACGTGCCATATACTATTATTTATGGTATCCCAGGTAAAAAATTATACCAATTCCACTAATAACTGAGAGAATGCAAATTCAAAAGTAGTTTCGATCTCATCAGCATTTCGGTAACTAAAGTCGATCCCACCTAAATTCACGGGAAACGCATTTGTGTATACAAATTTAACTTTATTTTTATCAAATTCATCTAACGCGTATAAAGTTATATCGGTTTGATATAAATCGGGTGAAGTTAACGTTTTATTTTGATTTCTTTCTTTAGGAGATACGTTAGGTGTCTTAAAAATATCTTTACCGTTAAAATGAGATTCCTTTTCATCGTTTAAAAGGTCAAGCCATTTATAAATTACCCAATAATTATTAAATTCATTATCAATGGTAAAATTTACAGTAACATTTTCATAAGCTGGTCTTGTATGTTTTGAAACTTTAAATGACTGACCTGCATATCCAAGATTTTCTTCCGGTATTCGTATTGAAGGTACAACTGAACCGTAAACTGAAAATTGTAAGCTATTTTCAATGATTACTGTATTTTCTCTTGCACCGAGATATTGCTCACTTATATCTTTTAATATAGGGGGTAAATTTAAAACAAGTAAAAACTTATCTGATCTACTTTTATTGAATTGGGATTGATTTATTGTTGCCATACTTTAAAGCCTTGCATTTGTAATTGATCTATTTCACTATTAGTATTAGAAGCGTTGCCTATAATAACCGGTAATGTATTTTGATACCCTTGTTTTTCATTGGTATATAAAGAAGTCGGGTTCATAAAGTATTTAATGCCATAATCCATTTGCTGTAACTCTAAAGGTCTATTATTTGTATCCTTTTTCGTTACCTCAAAATACGTTTCTACTATATCATTATCAAGTATGATTAAGTTCCACATTAGTGAGGTGACTAAATCATCGTGATGTCCCTTCTTTGCATTCCATGTACCGTTCGCTGCTTTTACATAGTTTCTCAACTCTTTAACTGTTCTTTTATCATTTATCTGAACCGATTCAAGTTCATTAATCCAATACCGCATATTGGTAACAGCTTTATATTTTGTATTTGTATGTGATATAATACCTAATTGCTGTTTTTTCTTATTAGCTAATGAACCACCCCACGATACTATATTTTCATAATCGTGGGTATTTTTAAGTATATCAACTACTTGACCTCCGCTATTATTTCTCTCAACGCAAACTAGAGGATTACCCCAATGTTGTAAAATTTCGTAAACTTTTTCAGTAAAATTATAAGGTGATATTTCATTGTTATGGTATACTGCAACTTGTTGAATGTTGGTTAAATCGGTATAATCTAATATTTGAACTACTGACGCATCTTTACCTAACCCTTCAGCAGTATCGACGCTTGCTATATATATACCATCTTCTTTAGGTTCGTCCCATAAAAGATATTTACCATTATCGAATACAAATTTCGGTTCAACAGTTTTACTATTTAACTTTTCAAATAGTTCATTATTAACCGAACTCTCACCGCTAGAAATGAACTCACAATTAAATTCTTGTTCAAATGCTTCTCTACTACCAATACTATTAATAGTTTGTTGTCTCCATTTATCGTCTCTACCTGGTATTTCATTCCATAAAATTTTATCGCAAGCCCAATCATTTTCACCATTTTCAGCCCCTGAATATAGCTTATAAAAAAGATTATCAGTACCATTAGCTGTTGATGCTATAAAAATTTTAGATTTTTTAGATGATGAAACGATAGGGTAAACAGATTTCCAGAAGTCATCAACCAGATGCGGTTCAATGAAAGCAAGCTCATCAAGAATTAAACAGTTTACAGATTGACCACGAGCTGCAGTACCAGTTGTTGTAGATATACCAATCCTTGTGCCATTTGCTAATACAATAGACGTTTTACCATATTCCTTTACACCAGGTTTTAACCAGTTAGGTAACTCCTCATACGCTAGTCTAATTCTACTCATGATTTCTAATGCAGTGCCTTCTTTATTAGCTACAATAAGAATACGTTGATCATCATTGAAACATGCAACCCATAGAGCGTAGATAGTCATCATAGTTGTTTTACCAATTTGTCGACTTGCTAGTAATATAAAGAAACGATTATCTCTCATCTTACGAAGTGCTCTTTTTTGACAGTAATGAAGGTCAATAGTCTTTTTACCTTCATCTAAAGATATGATATAAAAGAACTTTTCAGCAAAGTGTAAAATGTTTTTTTGACATTTTTTTAAGTCTTTCACCATAGTTGGTGTATATTCAAACTCTGCACCAGTCGTGGGCAGATTTGGATTATTCATATAGTTTTGTTTATTTTTAATCATTTCACTATAAATATTTACATGACTCGAGTAAATACTCTAACCGAAATATGGAATACATATAATAAAAATATTCTATCTGAAAATGTACCAGGTGAAAAAGCAGCTAAGTTTGGTACCAAACCTGGTAAAAAACCTGTCATTGCTAATGACGTTAAAAAAGGTTTTAAAGATGATAAATCATCAGGACCAAAAAATGCAGATGGTTTTCATGAACCTATCGACCCTAAAACCGCTAAGAAAGAAGATGAGTTATATAATAGTGCTGATTATTCTTCCGAGAAATATACTAAAAAAGATAAAAAAATAGAGAAAAAGGTAAAAGAGAGTATAAATAATTACATGAAATCTACTTTTGATAAACTATTTGAAAACGTGATGGGTGAAGAAATGAACCCTGATCAAGAAACACAGGAATTAGACGCACTCGGTATTGATACTGAAGTTGAAGAAACAGGTGAGGGTGATGTAACAGTTACTCTTGATCGTGAGATGGCTAAATCACTTTGCGATTTATTACAAGCAGCAATGGGTGAAGAAGATGAAGACGGTGATGATGAAGAAGATTACGAAGGTGAAGAAGGATTTAATTCTTTCGACGAAGCTGAAGAAGATGAAGATGAAGATGAAGATGAAACGGTTGACGAAGCAACAGAGCTTAAAGCAGTTCCAGATTCAGCAGGACACGGTTTAACATCGACTGGTAATAATAAAGTTGGTAAAATTAAACCAAAAAGTAAAAAAGCTTCTGGTTCAACTAAAAAATATGAAGAAGGTGAACCAAAAGAATTAGGTGATAAGAAAGCACATTTACAAAGTAAAAAAAATAAAGTTACTTTAAATCAAGGTCAAGATTTCATCCAGTAAAATAAAATTATAATTTAAATAGCACAATCATTAATTTGGTTGTGCTTTTTTTTGCTTAAATATAAATATGGACCCGTTTTCTACTTTTTTTACCAATCATAGACATAGAAGAGCAATACCCGGTGCTGGTGACCCAAGATATATGAGAAAGCATCAAAATATAGTTCCTGATTATGTTAAAACTGACCCCACAAAAAACCCTAAAATAGAATTAATAAGGCAAAAAAGAGGTAAACAAATATGTGATAATAATACTCTTAATTATATAAGAAAAGAATATAACGTTATACCTTTTAAAGGTGAAGTTAAAAAATTAGGAAGTACAGGTATCAAACTATATTTCGATAATAAACTAAATAAATTTGTAATAGAAAATGAGCCAACCAAATTATAATAATGAGTACCCCGGTTTAGTGCAAACTGATGAAACCTGTTACAGATTTACTGATAAAGCTATACAGTCAAGTGAACGTGTACTATTTTCTAATTGGTGGAGAGAACAATTAAATCAATTTGGGGTGAAGGTAAATTATTTTGTTAACACGTATAATGTATTAAGTGCTGATAATTTTTATGGTGAACAAACTACAAAAACATTTGCAAATCCAAGACAAATAGTATTAGCTGTAACGTTAAATGAAAATGCTATTACTCTTTCACAGTTTGGATTTGAAAGTGATGATGAAATAACAGCTTACATACATATAGATTCTTTTTATAATGATTTTTATACTTTAAGTTCTGTTTATGATACACAATATAATGTTGTGGAACCAAAAGCAGGTGACGTTTTTGAATTAACTGAATATGGTGATGATAGACCTAATAATAGACAATCAAAATATTTCGAGATAACGCAGAAATTAGACCAAGATATATCTCAAATAAACACCTTGCAAGGTCATTATGTATTTTTAATAAAAGCTAAGCGTCTAGATTATAGCTTTGAACCAAATCTACCGGTAGAGTCTAGTATAGATCGCTCTAAAATATTGGGTAATGAGGATTTTAACGGTCTAGGGACAGAAACATGTGAAACAATCGGTCTTGAAGATATAACTGTT